AACGTGTCAGGTAATGTTCTACCATGACTTGAACCTAGTGTATTGTTCAACTTGATAGAACCAGTTACATATTTCTTTTTTTCTTTACCTTTTGCTGTTGTTAATACATTTGTACCACATTTAGTTTCAATACGATATTTTTTAAATTGATGATCTTGCCCAATTAAATCTACATATTGGACTCTACCATCACTCATTTTTTCAATCGCTTTATCTTGTATAATTGATTTTAAAAAACGTAATGTTCTATCATTTAATTGTGAACCTACAGAATGTCTCATTTCAAAGAAATTTTTCCAATCAACATTTTCCGCGAGTTCTCGCGCCAAACTTTTCATAAATATACCTTTGTAAAAATTTATAATAATATGATTTACAGATCATAAACTTAAAATATGATCTGTGGATCATTAATCTTTCTTTGATACGAAGGAATACATTTCTTTAGCCTTAGCCATCAAATCTTCTGTAGAATAGATTTGATATGCTTCTTTAACTTCTTCGGCTGTTTTTTGACCTTGTTCATATAGATCATTAGCAAGTTGAATATTCATGTGATATTGTTGATCCATATAGTCTTTTGCCATTTGTAACATTTCGGTTCTAATTTCAAAGGGATTTTTGTGTGCCATTGTGTGTTCCTATCTAAATTTAATTATGTTCGCCATTATTTTGGCGTCCGTTGTATCCATCAATCCTATCAAAAACTTTAGGCTTTCGCTTGGCAGTTTCAAACGTACCAACAGTAATTACAATTGCGGCAAGTAAAAGGGTGTGTGCGATTGCATTAATTCCCCAGAACATTATGCTTCCCAAATACATAGAGCATACCGATACCCACATCCATGCAAGAATTTGCATAATCAAATGGCGTACTTGTAAATTAGGAATATTTCTTAGTGGATTTATATTTGAATCCATTACACTGTTCCAAGTGTCAAAAATATGTTGTCTCATTTTAATCTCCATAATTTGTGTGTGTGAAAGAAGGGCAATAATGCCCTTCCTAGTTTTAAGGTAAAACTCTAATCCAGATATATTCTGCAATCTGTCTATAGAGTTTCCATTTCATCATAATATGGTATAAGATCAAACCCATCCGCGAAGGTTTTGGTTCGTTGATGTTTTGTCCCACGCCCTCATTCTACGTTCCAGATCACATAAATCCTTTGCTTCAGCAAAATATGCATCTCTGGTTTCTATTTCAGTCATAGGTGTTACAATTTGAAAGAAATTCTTGATCCATTGAATCATTTAAAATCCTCCAAAGTTCTCCTATTCAATTCACACAATATTTCGTGATCTGACATATTTGGATATTCTATTCTAAAATACCTTACCAAATCTGCATTCGCTGAACACTGTCTTGAAAATTGAATAGTTTTTCCTACAGAAAGAATAAAGTCAAAGAGACCTGTTAGACCTCTCGTTAAGAAGTTGTGCGTTGTTAGTATGTGTTGCATTTGAGTTTTCCTCGTAATTGCCAATTTTAATTTTACGAGGACGCATTGATTCTGGAATGACGTACTGCAATTCAATTGCCAGAATACCATCTAGAATATTTGCTCCGTTTACTTGTACGTGTTCAGACAGCCTAAAGGTTCGTTTGAATTTCTTTGTTGAAATGCCACGATGGATAAATTCTCTACCTTTAGAAACGTGTTCACCAGTTACTGTCAAAGTTCTATCTTTTACTTCAACATTAATTTCATCTTGTGAAAATCCAGCAATAGCAAGTTCAATCAAATAATCTGATTCTCCTGCTTTAATAATATTGTGTGGTGGATAGTGATCTTGAGCATGTTTAGCAGTGAACTCTAGTTCATTGAATAAATGGTCAAAACCCACGAAAGATGAACGTGGAAAGAGTGTTTGTAAGCCTGTCATTGTTATCTCCTTTTGATCAAGCAAGATTGTAATGGGACCGATTATTCGCATCCCCTTGGTTTGATTAGCATCAAGATGCTAACTCATTAGTATATATGTCTTTATTTTGTGATTTCAAGGGGTTAGGTAAAAAAAAATTAAGAAATTATGTTTTTTATTTTCCAAGGAGTGAAACATACTGTTCCTAGACTTACATAGTCTGCGCCCTTATCAAAATAAAATTCTGCATCATCCTTATTTGTAACCCCACCACCAGCGATTACAGTAACGCTAGGATGTTTTCTCTTTATATATTCTATAATCCTTGTAGTATATGGTTTTAAAATTTTTCCACTTTGGCCCCCATTCAAAGAGTACAAAGTGTTGCTTGCATGTATTTGATTATATCCTAAATCTACTATCTTGTCTATAAGACATTCTGTCGCAGTAGGTGGTATTTTGCATATACACCATTCTCTTTCACTCTTAGGAAATAAATCAAAACCAGATAAATTTACCGCACCCACATCTTTATCAAGGTTTGGACAACTTATATTAATCTCAACAGATGAATTTTTATCTACTATACGAGACAGATGTAGCCAATCATATTCGTTTATTGCGGCAAGGCTCAACACATCTGTAGAGTTTGTTCTTTTTAAACCCTCATATATTCCAGCATTTCGCAATCCAATTTTATTAATCCATCCACCATTTTTATATCTAAGAGTTTTAAAAATTTGGGGAATAAGTCCTTCTCTTTTTTCAACGGTCCAACTTCCAGTTACGCTAATTGCTTTAGGAAGTTTTAAATAGTTTCCAAAAGGTGCTGATATAAAGTATTTCATAATTTAATCCGAAAATGTTCTACGCCATTCCATTTTATATATTTCTTCTTCATCTATCGTCTTAGTAAAAGACTTAGGGAATTTTTTTATTGCTCTAAGTAATATTTTTATTTTTACATCAGATTGCATAATAGGTATTGATGCACCACCATTTCTAGCCGCCAACCAACGGTGATGACCATCAACAATATAGTTATCTGAAGAAACCAGAAGTGGTTTTGCTTGACCAATAGTTTTTATTCGGCCCATAGCCTTAACTATTTTATCTTTATTAAAATCAGATTGGGTGGCTCGTAGTCTTTTGGCTTTGACTTCTTTTCTTTCCATTTTTATACCTAAATTTTTTAAATACTCTATAAGTTCATCATAATCTGCTGAACGAACTTGGGGCATATCTACTCTTGAGATACCAAGAGTATCTTTAGGTTTTGGTGTAGTAGTCCTTAACTCTAAGAGAACTTGACTATACTTACGCATATTTTATAACCTTATCTGGCGTATGAAAGTTTTTCTTACGCATAATTGTTTTCATTACAACATCAAATTCATCTTTTCTTTGATCATATTTAACTGCTACTGGAATATTCAAATCAGATTGCATATCTTTAATTACCGCTTCAGCACCAGCCACACCTTTGAGTGACTTACCTTGTCTTGCGTAAATCTTTTTTATAAATTCTGCTAACTCTTTCATAGAGATACAAGGTGTATTTCTATCATCTCCCATCCTATCACCAAAATGACGAGTGAATTTGAAATCAATTCCATATTTTTTGAATAATTTATCAACAATAGATTCAAATGCTTTGATTTGTTTCATACCTACTAAATCACATTTATCTTCTATTATAAAATTTTTGAATGTTTTCATTTTTCTAACCTTTTTATTCTGGTTTCAAGTTCATCTATTTTTTTTGCTATTTTAGGAGATAAACTTCTCCAAGCATCATCTGGTTGATCAAACCAAGTCCACCCAAACTTGTCTCTTATAGTATCTAGTAATATATCCCATTTAGAGTATAACCATAATCCAATTTTTGTATCTCTCATATATGCTAAAAATAGTGCGCCAAATACCGAACCCATAATACCCGTATAAATCCATAAACGATCTGAAGCCATATTTTCAATCATATCCCAAATCATTTTTTAAATTTCTTCAATTTACTTGAATAATGTTCAATACTATGATCATATATTCCATCAAAAATTTGTTTATTTTTCATGGCGCACCACCTACCCCTCAAAGAATCCTTTATCTTTTGCCAAAAGGACAATCTACGAATATTTCCATAATGATTAATATATCTCTCTGTACCGTGATGCCTATATCCCATTATCCATAAAGGAACTGTTGGCACAATATCATTATTATTCCTAAATCTATAATGCTCAACATCCATACCTACACAAAATTCTTTACCACCAACTCTTGGTGAACCATATGTAAATAATATGGGATTTTTTTCTTCAAGTCTAGATGCACATAGTGTTGCCATAGCACCACCAAGAGAATGACCAGTAACCCAAAGTTGTTTTCTTTTACTTTTTTGAAGTAGTGCTTCAATATCAGACCAAAGTTTTCTTAATTCTATTTTAAATCCCATATGAACCATACCCTCAGTTTTAGATTTTCTTTTAAATGCAAGTAAATCTGCTTTAACATCTGAAAACTCTGTTGGTTCTGTACCTCTAAAAGCAACAATAATATTATCTTTATCTGAAAAGATATGACATTGTGCGCCATCATTCTCTAAAAATTTATATGATTTGAAACCTAATTTTGATAACTCTCTTTTTGCTTTAGTTCCATCGTGATAGGCTAAAGCGGATACTTCAGAAAAAAAATAACTGAGAGCAAAAGTATCATTCCAATCTAGACTTTCACAATCCATAAAAAATTTTCTAGTCATTTTTTATCTCGCAACCTTGGCTCTTTGCGATTATAATGAACAGTTACACTTGATAAGTTTTTTGGATCATTATTGAGTGGGTCACCATCTTTGTGATGAATATCTCGCCCATCAAAAGGCTCTGCCTTACCCTCTTTTTCCATCTTTCTTCTAGCGCGTTTTCTAGCGGCGTTTCTCTCCATCTGTTCTGGAGTTCCAAGATAGTTTTTTCTTTCTTTTTTGTAATCTCTCTGATACTCATCAGTTATAAATATTTTAAACTTGATCATGATACATTATCCCAAAAGGTTTTACTCATTTCACCCATGGAAACTGTAGATGTACCAGATGCTGAATTTACTGTTTTGCGAACACTTGTATATACGGCATGACCATTTGTAGTTCTAATACCATTAGTTTGTTTTAACCATAGAGGTCTTAGTGGGCTATTAGCACCTGGATCAGGCGGCGAATTGTCATATTGCCAACTCGGATTGTTTGTAATAGTTACCCACGCCATGTTTAAATCTCCTTATCATTTGTTCCTACTATTTATATATTTAAGAAGATCATTTTTACTTGTTTTATTAGTCTTAATAGAAAAATCTAATGCGGATTGTAAGGCATCACCTATACTTTTACCTTTAAATCCCAATTGAGAAACATCTTTTCCATTTATAGGTAGTTCTTTAATTGAAAGATATTTAACACCTTTTAATTTTGATGATACTGTTGGTTTTCCTATAGCGGTAAGATAAGCATCAACAGATTTAATATCGTTATCTTTAGCCCATCCAACTAATTTAACTAAATCCATATCTTTGTATGAAGTTACAGATTGAACTGCTTTAGAATCAATATTAGATAATTTCATTCCAGCCTTGGCAATTTTACCAGCGTCTTGCTTATAACTCATTAGAACCATTCCTATAAAAGCACCATAGTTTTTATTAAACCCATCAAAAGTTTCTAGTTTATCTAATGCTTTTAAATTAATGTCTTTAATAGATGCTTTTGGGAATAGATGCTTTATCAATCCACTTTCAAATAAAAGTTTTACACCGATTGATGGTTTTTTTGATTTGGTGAAAAGTTTTTTAAATTCTTCATTAAATCTATCAGAAGAAACTGATGAAATAGTATGCGCTTGTTTTTTCATTTCCTTGAAGGTATTTTTTTCAATTTTAAATTCAAACCTAGCCGCGAATTGAATGGCTCTTAACATTCTTAAAGGATCATCTTCAAATGAAGTAGGACTGATCATACGAATTTCTTTATTCTTAATATCTTTCATACCCTTGCCATCAGTGTCAATAATTTCTCCAGTATCAACATCTTTAGCCAATTGATTTATCCAAAAATCTCTTCTTAACTGATCTTGTTGTAAAGTAATACCTTTTCCTAACTGTACTTCAAAATCTTTATGACCAGCACCAGTACTCTTAGAGTCAACTCTTGGTACTGAAATATCAACATCTTCTTCTTCTGTTGAACCTGTTGGTACAAATTTCAGAATACCAAAAGATTTGCCAACCATATTCACTTTACCGTGAGGCTTTAATATTTTTTCTAGATCGCTTAGTTCTACACCGACAACGATTAAGTCTAAGTCTTTTGAAACCTTTCCAAGTAGTTCATCACGAACTACACCACCAATTTGATAGATTTTACCACCAGCGTTTTTAATAGACTTTCTAACTTTCATAGTTAAAAGTTTTTCTAACATACTTTCATTTAAATGAGATATAAAACTTTTCATTTATTATTACCTACCAATGCTGTGCGTCTGGATATTTTACAATTGCTCTAACTGCTCTTAATGCTAGTTTTGCAACTTTATCACCTCTATCATATAGTACAACCTCTGTACCATTTACAAAATCAGATACGTTTACACCTTTGCCAATAAGAGTCATCGTTCTGTGTAGATAATCATTTTCATCATAATTATTTTCAAATCCTACCTTACCACGTACTTCAACCCACTTGCTGCCTGGTAATGGCCTAATCCTTAGAATACCCATCTTACCTTGCCGAACATATGTCAAAGCATAGGCTTCTTTCTTTTTACGTTGATTTTTAGTGATTTCTGTTATAAATTTAGAAAAAAGTTTCATGATACATAAGGTTTTATTATGGTTTCTATATTCTTAATAATTTTCTTATGTGTAGGACTCAAATGTTTCCTATCTTTTTTTACAGCGTCTAGGGCCAACTTTGTATCACCAGCATATTTTCTTTGCCATTCTGGTTTCTGCTGCTTAATATCAGATACATTAGCAAGTCTATCAGCGAGTTTAATAACTAATGCCCAACTTGTCATGTTAACCATCTTATCTTTTATATACTCACCCTTACCACCTGCTGCTTCAAGATCATCTTTTTTAGTGGTCAATTGGTCAACAAGATTGGCAACCAACCCACCAAACTGCTTAACTAAGTCAGCATGTGATAAATCAGTATCTTCTATAGTATCATGCAAATATGCTGCTTGAACTAATGCAGATAAATTTTTTGATTTTGGTTTAAACTTAGCAACTATTTTGGCAACTTCTTTTGGATGAGCAATATATTCTCCACCACTTTTTCTAAACTGCCCTTTGTGGGCTTTCGTCGCAGTTCTTAGCGCACTAAGCGCACTTTCATTTATAAGGTGAGATTTGAAACTCTGCATTTATTTTCTTCCTATATTATACTTGGGACATAGTTCCCAATTGTTTTTTTCTTTAAAAGGAATAATCTTAATCTGTCGCAGAGGTGCTAAATTTTTAGCAACTGATTCATTTTGTATGGAGACTAGACCCCAATCAGACATAAGTGTAGCAATAGTATTTCTACGACCTATATCGCTTTCTTCTAAGTTTGATTTTTTACCATCTAGCAAAAATAATTCTTTAAAATGTACTATAAAGTATCTACCTTGTTTATGAAGGATATGACACGATTGAAATAATTTATTTTCTTTTCTACTTGATACGCCAATTCTTGTTAATGTTTCTCTTACCTTCAAAAAATCATCAGGTTCATTTAATGTTATCTCTAACATATCATTTGGCGACCAACTTATTATATTTGTTTCCTCATTCATTGTCAACTCACTTTTTTGTTATATTCATTAATGACAATGGTATTTATATAATTTTAATTTTTACCGCCCTTACGCAACTTAAATCTAATATGATCTAAATGCTCTTTAGGAATTAATTTCAAAACTTCTCTCGCCTTTTGATTTGAATATCCATAATACTCCTTAATTGAATCTAAAGCATCCATTTTATCAGCCTTAGTCCATTTAGAGAACCGTTTTCTTTTTCTAACAATATTACGCATAAAATCATATTGTAATCTATTATCAATGTGGTGATGCTTATTCATCTCATTTGCAGCAAGGATAGTGTCATTAAAATATGATAATGTTCTATTGATATAGTATGACTTATATTCTTTTTCGGTAATATCATCAACCATAATATCGTCTTTGTTATGATTGATTGAGTTTAAATAATCAAAGTGGTTCATAGGTTTTGTATCACTGTTTGCATACGCATTACATCCATTACACAATCATGTCGCGCATCATGTTTAAAAAACTTTTCTGCACATCCTTCTGGAATATAATCGTTCTTAACATCAGACCCCCAAAGCAAACCATCAAGAAATGATCTTGTATCACGAACCATCCAAAATGGATAAGGAACTTTTTTACCAGTATCATTTAAGATACCTTCAAAGAAAGGAATATCAAAGGTATTTCCGCGAGAAAACACTGTTTTTAGGTTATTGATATTTACATTCTGCACAAAAAAGTTATAGGTTTCGCTAATATCTTTATCATTTTCTGATGGTGTGATTACCGCTTGTGTTGTTTCT